TCACGATGTTATTTTCGAAGCATTATGGCAGAAGCATCAATTGACATCGTTGCCGGTTACGATGGATTTAAATATTTCGGATCGGGGACGGTTACATCCGTAAGTTTTGACGCGTTGGTTGTTCAAGAAGACACCGTGTTCACATCGTTCACAGTTACCCAAGAAAACGGAACATCAACAAATGTATTGTCAGCGCGTGGCATGTCCGGCGTGACATTTCAACAAGGGGCATATCTGCCCGCCGGCAAAGGAAACAAAATCACCGGTTTTGTAATTTCAACCGGATCGGCAATCGCATATTGATATGATTGGAATTAGCGCATTAGGAATTGGCATTCGAAGCGCACAATATTTGGGGCAAGGTTGGCCCATAGTTGTTGCGTACAAATCACGAATCACCGCCGATGGCGGGTATTATGAAGGTGTTTCATGTATGTTGAACAAATTGAATAATCTATAAAATGAGCGATTTATTGAATTCCGCGTCATTGGTCATGATACCAAGCGGGTACAAGGAAGATGTGGTCTATTCGGTAATACCCGAAACGGGTGCGGGTGATTTATCATTCACACGAGCATCCAACGGAACACGCATCAATAGTGCGGGATTGGTGGAGGTTGTGCCGTGGAATTTGTGTAATTATTCAGAAGACCAAACACAATGGAATTTTCAAAATGCGATAACAGTAACGGCAAATAGCACAACTGCACCGAATGGAACTTTAACGGCTGACACAGTAACGCCAACGGCGGTAAATGATGACCATTATAATGGCATTGGATTATCAAGCCAAGTTGGAGAATTGACCGCTTTTATTTATGTAAAGCCAAATGGGTACAATTTTTTTGATTGGGGTATTTGGAATCAGTCAAGTTATTTAGTTCGTGCCACTTTTGATTTGGTAAATTTAACTTACACATTTACAAATGCGGGAACGGCAACGATTGAAAGCGTAGGTAACGGATGGTTAAAATGTGGGATAAGCGGAAGTAATGCAAGTTTGTCAACCATAGAGTTATATTATCGTGTAAGAGCAACGGGAGGCTCGGGTTTTTTCACGGGTAACGGAACGAGCGGGGCATTCATTTGGGGCGCACAACTCAACATCGGCTCAACCGCCAAACCCTATTTCCCCACTACCGACCGCTTAAATGTTCCACGATTAACTTATCAAAATGGCGGGGGCGGGTGTCCAAGTTTGTTGTTGGAGAAGCAGAGTACGAATATCGCAATTTACTCCGAGCAATTTAATGATGCAAGTTGGACTAAAATACAATCGAGTATAACCGCAAATTCAGTAACAAGCCCCGACGGAACAACTAATGCCGATACTTTTACAGCAGACGGAACAAACAACGAACACCAACTTCGCTCAACAGGAGTAATTTCACTTGTAAATGGAACAACTTACACTACCTCAATTTTTGCAAAAGCGGGTACAAATAATTTTGTTCAGTTTGTTGGGTCGGGTTCTCCTTATGCTTCCACAACCTATGCAAACTTTAACATTGCTACGGGTGTTGTTGGTGATGTTGGTGCGGGAACTACTGCAAAAATAGAAAATTTTGGCAACGGGTGGTATAGGTGTTCAATGACTGCAACTGCTATTGCAACAACTTCCACAAATACTTTCCTATTCAATATCGTTACATCAAATACGGCAAGTCGTGGTGAAACCAACACACTTGCAACAAGTGTTTATGTTTGGGGCGCACAACTCGAAGCATCATCTTACCCCACATCCTACATCCCAACCACATCAGCAAGTGCCACAAGGGTTGCGGATGCTTGTTTTAAGACGGGCATTAGTTCGTTGATTGGGCAGACGGAGGGGGTATTTTTTGCGGATATTAATTATACACAACACGGGGCAAATATTGAGGTTGTTATGTCGTTACAAGGCGCAACAACTTCATCTTACTTTGAGATGTATTATAATAACAATACATTAAATGCTAATATTTATAATACAGGAAGCCCACAAGCGGGTTATACTTCATCAACACAGGCATCGGGAAGGTATAAAATCGCATTTGCTTATAAAGCGAATGACTTTGCAATGTATATAAACGGAACGCAAGTAATGACGGATTCAAGCGGGACAGTTCCAACATTAAGCAATTGGGCAATTGGTTATGATTTTGCATCGGGTCTTTATCAATTTAGCAATTCAGTCAATCAAGCAATCCTATTCCCAACCCGCCTAACAAACGCAGAACTTGCATCACTTACTACCTTATGAAAACCTTTTTGAAGTTCGAATTTTCCCCTACACAATGGGCAACCCTTCGCAAGTTAATAGAAACAACCACAACCACACCCGACGGGGCAAAAGTCCAAAGTTGGGTTAATTGTGCAGTTGTTGAATTGGGATTTATTTGTTTAGAGTGGGGGCAAGTGGATGACAAACCCGTTTGCACAAAGCAGTCCGACAAATGGGCGGTTGATATTCTATTCTATGCAGAAGTACCCACAGAGTTTACTCCGTTTGAGGTTTTCCCAAAGCCGTGCGGGGTGCATACTTTCAGCGGTGATGACAATTTGTATCTAAAAACCTTTTGTGATAAATATCCCGATTCACCATATTGTGTAATTCCAACACCAAATGAACAAATTTAATAATGACACCACGGCGGCGATTGCCACGGCCATTTCAGGCAGTTCGGCAATTATCACTTTCACGCAAACTTATCAGCCAATCCTTACCTTTGTGGTGGGCATTGTTGGTCTTATTTCGGGTTTGTTGGCGGTGGTTTATTACAGTAAAAAAATCAATCGAATCAAATGACAGTAAAAAAGCAAGTTAACGCAAACGCATTGCCCGTTTCGTTTGACCAGTTCAAGAAAAACCCGGTGGCCGCGGTGGCATTTTGTATGTTGGCGGCCGTTTCATATTTATACTACGATGTCAAAAGTTCGTACACCGAACAAATTGAAAAGGCCAATCAAAAAATTGACCAATTGGATTTGAAGGTTGACCGGATGTCATCAGCGTTAAAAAAATCGGATTCGGCATTGTCGGCCGCAATCACGGAATTGCGAATCATTAACACCGTTAAAAAGTTATGAAAACGATTTTAACGGCCTTTGTTGCCATCATTTTGACATTAGAAATGATTTACCCGGTCGGGGCTGTAAACACGCCCAATGTGGATGAAATTGAACAAATGTTGAAGCGCGTTGAAAAAAACATGAAAATGGCATCCAATGTCGTTTCCGCCGCAAAGAAGCAAGGCGAACAATTGGTTGAAAACAAAGTTGCCGAAAAGGCCGAATTAAAAGAAGCCGTTGCAACCGCCGAAACAAAAATCGAGGCGATGACATCAACCATGTTGTTCATGGGCGTTGACACCGGATTGGTTGGCATGGACACCGCATCAATCAACAACATGTTAAAATTAAACGGCTTAAAATAATGGCAAAGGCAAAAACATCATCCGGTGTGAGTTGGCAACCAAAGCCAAAGCGCAAAAACAAAGGTGTTCACTCAAAAAATAATAAACCCGCAAAAAAATATCGCGGTCAAGGCAGATGAAAAAGATTTTTCAAATATTTCAGGGCGACAAAGGCGAATTCAGTTCCAAACGATTTGTTGGAATTGTCGGATCATTCATTTTGTTTGGGACAATGGCCCACAATTCATTGTCACCCCAAGACATCGCGCCATCCAAAGAATTGGTTGAAGCGGTTGAATGGATTGTGATTTGTTGTTTGGGATTCACATCCATCGACAAATTTGCAAACACCAAAAACGATGCGGAAAGTTGATTTGACCATTTTATTGTTGGTGTTGTTGTTTGTTGGCGGGGTTTTATACCTTGAATTCGCCGTCCCAAAACAAACCAATGTTGTTCATGGCCCGGCAATCAGGGTTGTTCAAAAAGAATTCGACACATTGGAAATCATCAAAAAGAAATACCAAACATTACATGACACGCAAATACTTATTCAAAGCAAATATGAAACACTTTTTGTGGCTTATCATGGCGATACAAGTTGCGCAGCCACACGCCGCATCATCGCAATGCATCGATTCCTTGACAGTTGCGGAAAATAATTTATATTTATTAAAAGGCGCGGAGGCGCGCGAACAATTGGCGTTGTGCCGGGAATATCGCAAAATTGATTCCGAGGTCATCGCACAACAAGAACGGATCACAAACAAATTGTTGGATGAAATCAAAAAGCGTGACGAACGATTTTACCAGCTGCGCAAAGTGACAATTGCATTGGGCGTTGGTTTAATTATCTTTGTATTGTTATGATTACAATTGCAGATTTGAAACGCACAATGGCCGCCAAAGGTTATGCATTTTTTGAAAATGGGGATTTCAATTTGAACATCATTGGTGTTCGAAATTCAGCAACCGGGCAAAAGGTCACAAACGCATTTGATGACAAAATCGTTGTTGCCTACAAAGAAAAGGACAATTGGTTCATCAAAGAATGGGCAATCACCACCGACAATGGCGCGGGGACGGCCCGAATGAAGCCCGGACAATATCGCGGTTCACATCACATTGGATTGCATCAGGGCAAATATGAAGCGTTGAAACAATGTGGCCCGGTGACTGTATTCCGTGATGACATCAAAGATGGCGTGTATAATGAGAACGCAACGCAAACGGGCGTGTTTGGCATAAACATTCACAAAGCCGGTGTTGATTCCGTTCAAGTCAACAATTGGTCCGAAGGTTGTCAGGTGTTTAAACGCACAGCCGATTTCAACCAGTTTATGTTGTTAGCAAAAAAAGCGGCCGCCTTGCATGGCAACCGCTTCACATATACTTTGATTACTTCAAACGATTTCGCGTTAAAATAGGGTTATTTACCCATTTTCGCGTTGTTTGCTGCAATGTCGACCACTTCATCGGCCGAATATAACCCCATCATGATTTCGGGGGCGTATAAACGACCAAAAAAAGCCGCCGCCCGATATTTCAACATCAATTCGGGCATTGTTTTCCATTTTGATCCGGGTTTATCCAACCATCCTTCCAACTTTGCCATTTCCATCGTCACCGTTGGGCCTTCCAAAATTGCGCCTGATTGTTTATCCATTGTGACCGCCTTGCACGATGTCGGTGTTGATTCAAACCGCAGCGTTCCAAATCGCCCGCATGAATTTAATGAGGCGATGATAAATGATGAACCCCATGATGGTCGTCCGTGAATAATGTGCAAATTTTGCATGACCATCAAAGGCGATGCGTTCATCCGATGCGCCATTTCCAATGCCACCATCGTGTTGGCAATGTTTCCTTTGTACTGATTTGGGACAAGGTCAGATGATGACAATAATTTGGCGATTCTTTGGGCGTGTTCAAATTGCGCCGGGGCAAACACTTGACCGGATTCACCAGTTGTGTTGCTGTTGATGATTGTTAATTCGTTGTTTTCCATTGTTCAGCAAATATACACAATGTTGCAAATGTCAACAAAGGATGCGCGATATTTGCGCAGATTCATCCAAACTTATCGTTGTTTCATCATTGTTGATTTAAGGGGCGGCCGCCGATGGTTGCCCCTTTTTTCGTTCAATACGAAAATTTTTTAAAAAAATGTCACAAATGTTTTTTTGTTTGCAAAATGTGTTTTAACATTGCATCAACAATTAAGAAAAACGACATGGATTTAATCTACCTTATCATTTTAACGCCCATTACCATTGCGGTGATGTATGGCGCGCATTGCATCAAATTGAATTCAAAGCGATTCAACGAAATGCCGGAGGCCAAACCCTATCAATTTGAACGCGATGAATACATCCCGGAATTCAATGAATTCACGCAAATGTTGGTTCAACGCAGAATGTACAAAGGCAAAAACAAATAAAACAACGATAATGATTTACATTTTTTTAACCATCAGTTGCGTCACCGCATTCATTTTGTGGTTGATGTACAATGCCAGTCGCGCGCAAGTTCGCGGCCTTGAAAAAAGCGTTTGGAAACAAAACAAAGTCATTTTTGACAATGAATCAAATTTGATGGCGCAGAAATCGCAGATTGCCGGATTGACCGACAAATTGCACACATTTTCAAATTTGTATCAGGATGTTCAACGCAAATACGAAGATTCGATGATTCGTGATGCCGCCATCCGTGAAAAAGCCCGCATTGCAAAACAAAAGCAACGCGCAAAGAAAAAGGAGGCCGGCAAATGAGCGCAAAAATAATGGCGTTCATGCGCCAAATAAACGAAGGCAAAGTTGAAACCAACCGCGCCAAAATCTTTGTGGCAATCCAAAAATGGAATTGCGTTTCCACAAAAACATTGATTGACAATTTCGGATTGCATCCAACCGTGACATCGGTTTTGTCATCACTTGAATCAGATGGTTTGATCCGCAAATGTGGTGAAATTGAAATTGGGGGGCGCGTATTTTCACAATGGGCGGCGCATTCCAATATTGATGGAATCATGGCGCATAAACGCGACATCGAAGAAAAGAAAAAAGCGCAATGGATTAAGCGGGCGCAAAATGCCGGATGGATTGACAATCAAGTTGCGTATTTTTTAACAAAACATGTATTGGATGGAAAATAAAGTCATGACACCAATGGCCCAGTTGATTGAATTCATGGAGGCATTTGAAAAAGTAAAATTCAGGGATTCAGAAAAGGAATATTGGTTGATGAAAGAAAAGATTGAAAACCAAATGGCCTACAATGCCGGTTTCAGTTTTGCCCACAAAAGATGCAAACAAAAGTTTATTTGGTCACATGAATTATGAGTTGGAAAATCATTTTATTAATACAATTGCACATTTTGGTGGCGTATGTCATCGGGTATAAATTAGGGAAACAAGATGCAAAGAATCACGGAAATGGTTGAAATCGCAATTGGCGATGAACCAACAATCACAAAAACACAATTAAAAGCCATTTTAAGCGTAATTAAGGACACCGAAACGAAAATTTTGGTTAAGGTACACAAAGACGGTAAAAACACAATTTTAAGCAATGAAACAAGCCACAACGCAATCAAAAGATTATTTTCGTGAATTTGTCAAAGAACGCAGCAAAAACGCTCGATTGTCATTAGACATAATTCGAATGCGTGACCAGTACGAACGCGAAATCGCTACATTAAAAAATGAAATTATTTATCCCAAAGTAAAATTCAAAACAACATTGGACATTCAACATGAAAACGCCGTTAGCCGGTTAGATTTGATGAATCAGGTGTTGCAATGTCTTTGCGAAGTTGGATCAATGACACCGGGGAAAATAATGGGTCGATTGCGCGAAGGTGATGTCATAATGATTCGGCACATGTATTCATTCATTTTGCGCCGTCATTATCATTTTACATTCGAGCAAATCGGCAACAAATTAGGTCGCGACCATTCGTCAATCATTCACGCCGTGAACACATTTGAATCATGGAAAAAAACCGACCGACATGCGCGCCAGCTGTACAAAAAAGCGTTGGAAATTTTAAAATTGGAAAGCGATGGAGAAAGCGAGTAACACATACAAAGAACGCCAAACAGTCGCAAACATGTCGGAAATGTGGTTTGTTGATTACATGGAATCGGTTGGAATGCCAGTTCAAAGGGTTGGGTTTAACGAAAAAGAAATGAACATTAATGGGTTTTGGAACATTCATCGGTTGATCCGGTCATTGCCTGATTTTGTATATTTCAACGCCAAAAAACAACGCATGATGTATTTCCATATTAAAGGAACAAATAAGATGAAAATTGACGATGTTATTAATTACAGCGCATTTGAATTCCTTTTTGGTTTGAATGCTGATTTGTTCATTGTTTTTATGTTTGAACCGGGCAAGCCAATCAAACGAACCATGCGCCAAATCCGTGAAATGATGACCGGATTGACAATTTCAAAATGGCACGATGGCAAACAATATGTTGCATTAAAATTTGATGATTTGAAATGATGAATGTGATAAATTTTTCAGGTGGTCGAACATCGGCCTACATGACCAAACGCCTAATTGATGAAGGTGGCGAATATCTTGTAACTTTTCAAAATACCGGAAAGGAAATGCCACAAACATTGGATTTTGTTAATGAGTGCGACAAACAATGGGGTTTGAATGTGGTTTGGTTGGAATATAGGAAACCGGCATCATTTGAAGTGGTCACATACGAAACCGCATCACGAAATGGTGAACCGTTCAATCAATTATTGCAACAAAGGCCATCGGCCATTCCAAATCAACAATTCAGGTATTGCACATTGGAAATGAAAATCAACACATTGAAACGATATTTGAAAAGTATTGGCGTTGACAATTACACCAGTTATAACGGAATTCGTTATGACGAACCGCGCAGATGGGCGAAAGTTGACGCAATTGATGTCGATGTTGAATTACCATTGGTAAAATGGAAAACAACAAAATTGGATGTTTTGAATTGGTGGGAAAAACAATCATTTGATTTAAAGGTAAATGAACCCTATGGCAATTGCGATGGGTGTTTTTTAAAAGGAAAAGGCAAATTATCAATTATTGCAAAAGAAAAACCCGAATTATTTGATTGGTGGATTAATGTTGAAAAAGAAAGCGGTCATCAATTTAAAAAAGAAATAACCTACCAACAAATAAAAGACAAATCGCAAAGTCAGTTAGGATTGTGGGATAATGACCCATCTTTTGAATGTTTTTGTAATGTAGATTAATCATGGCGGAAAATAAGAAATCATTTGTGTTGTATTGCGATATTATACACACAATCGAACAATTAACGGATGAGCAAGCCGGACACCTATTCAAACATGTTTTATATTATGTGAACGACCTGAATCCGGAAACCGACAATGTCATCACCAAAATTGCATTCGAGCCAATCAAACAACAATTGAAACGCGATTTGGTGCGATACGAAAAAATCCGTGAACGCAATTCATTAAGCGCACGCATGCGATGGGATGCGAACGCATGCGAACGCATGCCAAACGATGCAAAAAATGCCGATAATGATAATGATAATGATAATGATATAAATATAGTATTGGAACAAAAAGCCAAAAAGCCAAAAAGGTTCACAAAACCGCCGGTTGATGATGTGCGTCAATACATGGCCGAATTAAACATGAACGACATGTCGCAACGGTTTGTTGATTACTACGAATCAAATGGATGGAAGGTTGGCAAAAATCCCATGAAGGATTGGAAAGCCGCCGTAAGAACATGGAAACAACAAAACAATGATAAAAAACAAGAATCTTTTTACAAACCCTTAAAATTTGACTAATGATGTGGATCGAAGAAATTAACCAAAACACCGCCGTGGTGGTATTCAACGGCAACCATTTATTCACCGGGACATGGTACGAATGTTCGCTATTTATCAAACAATTCAATGAGCAATAAAAAAACAACAATGATGACACCGCAACAAAAAGCCGACCAGTTAATCAACAAATTCCTTTTTGTCAATTCAGAATCAGTTGAATTGGTGACGGGTGAATGTGATGTGATTTTTTCATTAAACAAAAGCGATGCGATTGAATGCGCGTTGATTCATGTCAATGAGTTAATCACAGAAATGCGCGACAATGAATTAAATTTCCAAATAAAAACACCGCATGGCGTGTTTGTTTATTGGGATGTTGTTAAACACGAAATCAAACAAAAATAATGAGCAACAATAAACAAAACTTGGGAACAGTTACAATTGTAAACCATAAAATTGATAACTTAGAATGGGCATTTCAATTTAATAATGATGTACCAGTAATGATTGCTGAATACATTAATGGAAAAAGAGAAATGAACCTTACAATTGGTGATACTAGTACTTCAAACATTGTATTTAGTGATGGCAATGGAAACACATTTAAGATTTTTGCAAGGGAGAAAGGAGGTAACAAATGAGCAACAATAAACAGAGTAGCGTAGAGTGGTTGGTTGAACAAATCAAAAAAGACATCAATTTGAGATTGAGAGGATTTGATATTGACAAAGCACTTGAACAAGCCGAAGCAATGCGAAAGGATGAAATTAAAAATGCTCAAATGGA